CATCTGCGATGGTAAGGTATTTCTAGCAGTGTCCTCGAATATCTGCTGCATGATGTCGCGCTGCTCCTTTGGGAAAGCAGACGCTAGATCAGCGACAACAGGCAGCGGCTGACGACGTCCCTGCGCCTGCTCAGCGACACGTGAAGCTCCCGTTGAAAACGAGATGCTATCGAGATGCTTCTTGCTGGTCGCAGGAGGCGATGACGGCTTGCGAGCCTGCTCAACCACCTGCCGTGGGCTCTCGTTGGGCTTGATACCCTCCAGCATCACCTCAAGGATGCACTCTTTGATCAGATCTTTAAGCTCATTTCTAGTTATCGCCATCATTTCTTCCAGGTTAGAATATCGTTGAATATTCTATCGATCCTGTCGCTCTGATTAAATGTTCTTGAGAGCTCCGAGGAATTTACCTGTCTAGCTTCCCTCATCATGAAAGCTCCAGGCGTTGATGGTTCAGAAACAAAGTCCCAGCAGATTAGCTGGAAATCGTCTTGAACTATCTGGTGCTCTCCTGACTTTCTGGTTGAACCCACACCACGTGAGGATATTCCCAGAGTGACTCCTGCCTCCACAAGATTCTGAAGTATCTTACCGCAAGGTGTGTCAAGGATCTCAACGGTCCCGTAGCAGACATTTCCCTCCATGTAAGCTTCACGTACAATATGACTTACCTTCTTCAGCTCAACGACCGACGAGTCTGGATGGTCACATTCTCCAAGAGCCCTATTTTCTCTGATGAACTTTTGGTAGTTGCGAACCTCACGCTCGAGGATGTCCTTCGGGTAGACTCTACCATTCTGGTTTAAAGTCTCCGCCTTCTGCAGGATGCCTTTCATGATTAGCTTGCCACCGTTCTGCTCGCGATTTTCCTTTATGGATTTGAAATCGTACGAGAACGGAGCCCACTCAGTTAGAAGTTGCAATGAACGATCACTCATCTTTCTTCTCAAGCTCCTGATATAGTTGCGTGATTTGCATAAACTTTACTATCCCGTCGTCATCAAGGGATCGAGTGTTTGAAGACTCAACTGCGTCACGCACATCGTTTAATTTCTCAAGAAGAACCTGGCTAGTGGTAGATTCCTGCAGCCTGCTTAAGCCGCGGATCGCCCTCTTCTTTATGCTTTCCAGCATCGATTCGTCAACTTTCCCGTGAATGTAATCACGTAATAGAGCACGCTGAGATTCATTTAGCTTATCGCCCCACTTCTTCTCGAACTTCTCATTCATCAACTTGACGGTGAGGGAGTTCACGTCACCCGTCGTGAGCTGATCAAGTGTCTGGCGCTCATGCTTCTCGCCCTTCATCCATTCAAGGAGCTTCTGCTCGTAGCTAACAACCCTAGTGAGATCGGATTCGTCTTCCCTTCGCCAGTCGTTCATCAAAGTTTGAACTGTCGCGTAGAGCTTATACTCTTTGATAGGCTGGTTGAAGAAATCTGGGTCGTCTATCACTTTGTTGATGCTTCGAATCAACGACGACTTTTCAACTTCAAGCTGCTTCGGCGAGAATATATGAACTCCGCGGCGCGCCTCCTGGATCAAGCGCATTCCCAGAGTTTCTGAATTCACGGTGGTGTTTATCAGAGCTTGAAACAGCCTGAACTCCTTGAAAACCTCGGTGCCCGGTCGATAATGCTTCTTTATTATCGTTACGCATTTTGATGCTGTCTCAGAATCGTTGTCAATCAACGCAACCGATGCTCGACGAAGCAGCTGTTCGTAGATTATTCCTACGTTCCTTTTCTTGTTATGCTGGTTACTCATCTGTGCTTCCTGACGTGTTGAAGGTCGACAAATCCTCTGCGATGATATTGCCGTTTGCTTTACCTATCTTGCTCCGCATGTCTTTGAGAGCTGAACCTATCTGAGGCGTCATCTTTGGTTTCGCAAACGGCAGATCATCGTACAGCTCGCTAACTAAGCTCAGCCCGCTCTTTGACTCAGAGGCCATGGAGTACAGCTCATCTTCATCAAAGACTCTGTTGGACGTGTCCTGATCTCTTGCCCACGTCCCGACACCCGTCATCTTGAACATGTCAGGCATCTCGATCGAAGCAGCGGTCGATCTGTCACGCTTTGTTTCCACATCTTTACCGAACACGTTCCTGATCGTCTTTTCCGCGCGGAGGGGAAGCTCCTCGTTCTCGATCTCAAGAATTGGCGGTGTGGCGAGCTTTTCAACTCCTGCCGAAACGATCTCGCCAGCTCTCTCGTATCCTGCCGTGAGAGCTCCACCAGCCTCAGCACCGCCGCCACCGAGGCCGCCCGCGCCCTCAGGTCCCGGTGCAGATTCAAGCTCAGCGTCCTCTTTCTTATCAGCCAATCGACCGCTCTTGACGTTCTCGATGTCCTCGTCCGACAGACCCATGATGTTTTTACGTACCCAACGACGATCCACGATACCTTCAGGCGCCTTACCCGCAATATCAAATCTCGATGAGATGAGCTCAAGCTTCTGCTGTTGAGCGATGGTCGACGGATTCGAGAGCTTCAGCGTAAAGTCAAGGAGATCCTCTCCCTCGTACCCGTGTGAGTACAGGTGGATCATCGCCATCTTATTCAGCTCTGAGATTATGACCTTCTGTATTCTCGTGATCGTTCTGGAGAATCGAATGTCCTCCTGCGCAAGTGTCGCCTTCGCACCGATCTCCTCGTCGTATCCGAGGTAAGCTTTCGGAATCTTGAGAGCCGCGAAGAGCTTCTTCTGGATGTATTGGACGTCCTCGATCGCAGCGGCGTTGGAACCACCTGCAAGTGAGTCTATCTTCGTTCCCGTCTCACCACCGCGGACCGGAATGAAGTAGTCCTCGTCCACCGCCAGCGGGTTGTATCTAAGGTCCATCTTACCATTCGCCTTATCAACAACTTTGTTACGCTTCAGGCTCGTCTGAGCCTGCTCCATGTAATTTGCGATCTCTTCCGGGGGTATGTTGCCAACGTCGATGTAGAAAACACGACGTTCGGGAGCACGAACGATCCTGTAAACCAACATCGCGTCCTCCATGAGGATCAGCTGGCGCCAGATTCGACGAGCTGACTCGAGAACTGATGATCCGTAGGGAAGGAACGCGTCGTTACCGAGCAGTCTGAAGTGCGAGACCTGCCAGTTCTCCAGAACCTGATTTCCTCGCGTGATCCAACGAAAGCGAACAGCCATCGGGTCCTTGGGATCGTAGCCTTCTTCTCGCTCCATCTCAGAGATAGGAATCGGGTAAGCGTTTATGATGCCGTAATTCGGATGAACGTCGTTGAATAGGAAGAAGTCTCCGTACTTGCAGAGATTTCTGGTCCACATCGGGAGGTTAAATTCGATATTCAGAGTATCGTTGAACAGAGTTTCAAGAAGCTCCTTGACCCTTCTGTTTTCTGAGTGAATATGCAGGACCTGTCCTCTTTCATCCTGAGACACTGTCTCCTCGGCGTAGATGTCAAGAGCGGATGCAATCTCAGGAGTTGCTTCCATTTCTGAGAAATCAGAGTACCTTGACATGCGGTCAAAGGCACCGTAGGCCGATACCGTGCTGGAGTAGATGTCAGACTGATTCTTACGAAACATCTCGTAAGCAGATGATGCTGTCGGCTCAGAATAGTTCTTCACCTTTCGACGAATAACCGGTCCTGACCTGAACAGCTGGGTCAGTTTCTGGAATAGATTTTTGTTGCTTTTTTCTGCCATCTTGCTCTCAATTCTAAACGAATCTTGGGTTACTTAAATTATCCCCTGACTAACCAGCCAAAATGTGCGTATGGGTTCATGTTGTGCACGGCTTTTGTCGGCGCGGCGTCCATCATAATCGGAGACATTGGATTTCTAGCATGTGGAACAAAGGGTTGCTCGTCATGGTCTCGCTTATTAACTGAGAACGCTGACAGCATCGCTCTGGACAATTCCTGGCTTTGTTTGGAATAGTCGATGTTCGTGTCGTAAAGCCATATTCCTATAGCCAGCGCCATCACGAGATCATCGTTGTAACCTTTCATCGCCTTTGCAGTCTGACCGATCCATGTGAACGTCTTCAGCTCCTCAGACATTCGCGTGGATCTGATCCTGATCTGCTTATTCCTGATAACTTCCTCGAGCTTCGTCAGGATTTTTGTTCTATTGGATGGTCCGGTCGTGAATCCGATGTTTGCGATGTCCTCTGATCCAGCGTTAGCGCCGAGGTACATGTATTTCTTGTCTTTGTAGTAAAGGTTCGGATACCCAAGCTCCTTCAACTTCATGCACACGGCGTAACCGTAGCTGTTGTTCTCGGGACAAACTAGTGCCTTTCCGTAACGTAGACCGACTTCGTTGAGAAGAACGGCGAATTGATCCGGCGGAACCTTTCCCTTGAATTCGCAGACCTGCTCCCCCGCAGTTGTGTCTATCACGTGGAAGCTGGAGTAGTCAGCTCCGTCACCACGGGCAACGTCGGCAGAGACTATGTACTTATGGTCGGGAAGGTAATAACGCCAGACCCATACGCCCATCTCTGGTCCCCACCTTTCTATCGGTGCTTGTGTGTTTGAGATGATGTACTCAAGGTCATTCGCGCTTAGGAACGTATCACCGGATGCTGCAAAGTCGCAGAGAAGCTCCTGCGCAACCTGCTTACGAGTCATGTTCTTCGACTCGTTATCGAACCAAGCTTGATCACGCTCCGGATGAACATCCCACGGAAGCTTGATCGCATTGAACTCGTTTAATCCAGCGTCGCCCTCAACGTAGAGTTTGTGGTACTGCCCGCCCACACCGTTGGGGGTCGAAAGCACGATTGCTCGACCTCCGGTGGACAGCGTGGGGTACAATCCAGTCCAGAGCTCGTCAAAGTTTCCGATGAACGCAGCTTCGTCAACTATCAGAAGAGTAAGAGCTTCTGATCGACCGGCATCGTCAGAAGTTGGAATCGCTTTGATCGATGATCCGTTACTGAACTCTACGAATTGCTTGGTGTCTGATCTTACCGAGGGCATGATAAGCCATGACGGAAGGTTCTGGAGCATGACCTTCACCTTCTTGATGAAGTTCTGAGCTACAGCCAGCTTGGTAGCGATGATGAGGATCGCTTTATCTTTGTAGAATAGAGCAAGCCAGAGAGCGTAAGCGGCGGCCAGAGTTGAGATTCCAAGCTGTCTTGACTTCAGGATAACATTGAAGCGATGCTCCTCAAACCGATCGAGGCACTCGTCCTGAAACTTGTAGGTATCGAAGCTGACAAGACCACGCGTCGGGTGCTGGATCTTAACGTACTTGTTGATAAAGTGCGATGAGTTCTTACCACACGCTATGATCTCTGCAACCTGCTTATCCTTGGAGAGGACAGCCACTTCACACCACCTGGAGTACGACCTGTCTCCTGTAGTAGGCAACACGACGAGGGGATAGGTTAGTTGCTGCGATCACCTCGAGAGAATCCTTGTTGGAAATCTCCTTGAGCTTTATCGACTTTCCTGTCATATCCTTGAACTGTGCCTTGAGATCAGCAACGCACTTCGTCAGGATATCGATGGACTCGTGATTGACCCTGTCAACTTGCAACCGCAGCGCCTGCTCAGCAGCAAAATGTACGACAGTCATGTACTTGAGGGTGACAGTGTCCCCAGCCAGTGAGCAATTGACCGAATTCGGTGTGGACGAAACCCCCCAGCCCTTCATCGCAATCTGTCCCAGCACGTTTAATTCTTTGTTTGACAAGTGCATGTCCGATATCTCTCCCGTTCTAAATATGCTATCTCTTGTGAGGCGACGAAAGTCTCTTCAACCTAATTTCATCGAGATGCTTGCCCGATGGTCTCCAGCCTGCCAACCACATCTCTCGATTGTGATCAGCAACCTCAACTTCACAGTCATAGCAGCATCCAGTTCGTTGCATCGAGATCGTGTCAATCTCATCTATCATTACGCACTCGCACAGTGGACAATCGATGGGAGATGGACTTCTGGTGATGCTGCCACGTCTCACTATTCTGTATTCGCCTCTATCGATCACTTGTTTAGACACTAATACCTCACACTCGCGTCGATCCCATCATGTGATATCTCTATGACGTTATCGACGATGTCCTTAATGCTGTCAACGTGGGAGATCACAAGCATATTCTTGAAATTGCGCTTGAGAGAGGTTAGAAGTCGAGCGCAAGCTTCAAGGTTCGTGTCGTCAAGAGCACCGAACCCTTCATCGATGATGAACAGATCTGGCTTTGGAATCGCAGAAACTTCGATCAGGGCAGTTCTGATGGCCAACGATGAAATCATCTTCTCCATGCCGGATGAGAGCTCGATAGGACGCTTCGAATCTCCGTAATCGATGAAGATCTCAAGGTCTCCGTCCTCCTCATTCGCTGCCAACTCAACGTTGAAGTTTGCGACCCCGGTCAGGACCTTGGAGATCTCGTTGTTGATCCTGGGAAGCTGGGAGGCAATGATCTGGAGGGGAATACCGTCTTTACCCGTCGCGGCGAGAATTGTCTCAAAAACCCTCCAGTCAGCCTGGAGCTTATCAATTCTCTCAATGTCCTGCTTAAGTCGTGAGATCTCAGCACCGATTGCTCCGATTCGCTGGTTGTCCTTCAGGACCTTCTTAGAAATTTCCTGTGACTTCCTCTCCTGCTCATCAACCTCGAGCTGCATCTTCTTAACCTCCTCCAGGGCGGAGACTGAGATGGCTGCACGAATCTCTTG